CTCTTCGCCGGCCTTGTCCTCGGCGTAGGTGAACAACCGGAGGCCGTGGGGTCCCGTCACGTCGCTGACCGGTACCCAGCTCAGGGCGTCGATGGTGCGGGAAGAGCCGACGAAGGCGTACAGGGGCAGCTTGGAGTCAGGGTCGTACGTCTGCACCAGCACGGGGACGACGGGCGCCACGACGGGCGCAGCGGGCACGGGGATGCCGGCGGCGGCGGTCTTCAGCACCACGGTGGTGGAACTGATGCGGGACGCGGCGGCTTCGATGGCGGCGCTGTCCTCAGCCACGATGGCGGCTTGCAGGTCGGCGTCTTGCGCCACCAGGGCGGCCACGGCGGCGTTCAGGTCAAGGATTGGGGTCACGTGTTTCTCCGTCTGCGAGGGTCGTCACCGACCGGGGGATGGTGGCGCTCGGCCGGCTCGGGCTCGGGCTCGACTACGGCCTCGCCCACGAACGGGCTACGGGCGACTTTGCCAAGCATCACCGCGGCCTCGGCGTGTTGGCGTGCCACTTCGGCGCGGTCGCTGAACGGGCTGTGGGCGGTGCCTGAGTTCTGCGGCATATGTGCTCCTAGAGGAAAGGCCCGAGGGCCGGGCGCACGAGGGAGGCGCGCGCCCGGCCGGTCCCGGGGTGGGGAATTAGGCCGCCAGTGTGACCAGGGCGTTGGTTGCCCGGGCCAGGAAGTACTGGTCCCGGACCGCCAGGCAGTTGTCGTCCACGAAGGCGAACGGCAGGCTGTCCGGGCTGGACGTGGTCGGGTAGACGTTGACCGTCTGGAACTCCCGGACGTAGGGCCGGATGAGCAGGTCCGGGTCGAGTGGCAGCAGGTACAGGTTCTGCTGGCCCGTCGCCGGAGGAGCAAACCCGGTGTTGGTGCCCACGTAGGCGGCCGGGTAGGTCGCCGGGACGGTCGAGCCGTTCTGGGGGACCAGGGTCACGCCGGTGTCCACGATGGAGGTCGTGGGGATCGGGGTGATGTTGTCGCTCTGAAGCCCGACGTTGGCGTCGACGAAACCGAGGAGCGACTCGGTGCCCGTCCCGCCGGCGGCCGCAGTGCGCCACACCTTGTAATGGGTGGGCGAGAGCGTCTGGCCGAGCGTGGTCACCGACGGAGGTGTGAAGGCCAGGGTGATGAGGTTGACGCCCACGCCCGCACCCGTTGCCTGGCTGACCTCAGCCGAAGCCAGGATCTCGCCGAAGCGGGCGATGACGGCGCTAACCATGTACTTGTACGTGGTCGAGGCCGGCATGCCGCCACCCGTCGCCGTCGTGGTGGCCGTTACAGTGCCCATCGTGTTCGTGCGCGGGTTCAGGAAGCTGGACTTCATGATGGGGATGTTGCGGTAACTCGCCACGATGAGACCGGGGGCGACCTCGACGTTGGTGAGCGCCCCATGGTCGGCAGCGATAAAGCGCTGCTGGTTGGTGAGGAGCTGGGCGATGCGAGAATCGACCGTCGAGCTCACCACGAAGGCGTACTTGGTCGAAGCACCGGGGTACTCGGCCGAGTTCGTCTCCACAAGTTCGATCATCTGGTCGAACAGGCCCAAGTCGAAAGCGGCGTTGGCCCAGGCGATCGTGTTCGGCGCGCCACCCCCCACGATGTTCACGAGGCTGTCCAAGCCGTCCATGTGAGGGTACGGACCGTTCAGGGTCGAAGCGGCGTTGCCCCACACGAGGTCCGTCTCGACGTCCCACATGAGGCCCCTACTGGCGCCCTGGATTTCCTTGGCCCGCAGCGACCCGATCAGGTCCGCGGTCACTGCCTCGGCGTAACCCGTGACACCGCCCACGATCTGGTAGTTCTTCATCGTCACGGGGGACTGGACGTAGGTGGACGTGCTGATAGGCCGAGCACCACCGTCGGTGACGGCGCCGCCCGCAGCTACCTGCGTCCGCTGGTTGAAGTTGTAAACAGTCGATCCCCAGCGAACGGACGGGAGCACCCGGACCAGGGGGGCGTAACGACGCTGCATCTCGTGGACGACAGGGTCGATCTGCTTCTGGACCAGGGCACTCGCGCCGGTGGCGCTGAGGATGGCTTCGGAGAGTTCTGTAGCCATCGTTTTGTCCTTTCTGGACGGGGAGTTGAGAGGGGAGCCGAGCGCGAAAAAGCCCCGGACCGTCAAAACAGGCACGGGGCTTTTAGAGCGGGCTGGCTAGGCCATTTGTGGCAGGAGCGGGTCGAAGGTGTCGAGGATCGCCTTGTTGAAGTCCTCGTCGGACATCTCGGCCAGCTTCTTAGGGTCGCTCTCGACCTTGGACTCACCTATCGCGCGCGCCTGGGCGACCAAACCGCGCCGGGTGATGCCGCCAGAGCGGCGGACTTCCTCGATGACCTCTTCGCGCACCTTGGTGGTGGTGGCCTCGACGATCGACTCGCCGAAGGTCTTGAGGTCGGCCAACGTGACCGGCTTGGCCGCGGCAGCCGCATCGGCTTCGGCGACGACGCGCCGGGCCTTGGTCAGGTCGTCCTCGACCACGGGGGCGGGCTTGGCTGTCAGCATCTCGGCCAGCAGTTCGATAGGGGTCTTGGCTGCGGGTGCGGTCTCAGTGACCGGAGCGGGAGTGAGTAGAACGCGCAGTTCCTCGGTGGTGTACTCGGTCTTGGTAGCGTCCAGGGTCGCCGCCTGCTCGGGAGTGAGCAGCGCCTTGACTTGGTCCGCGCTGTGGACAGGCATAGATGCCCCTTTCGGTTGGCCGACGCTTTCGGCGCCGGGGACTGGTTGCCCGCACTGCGGGCAGAACATTGCGGGAGAAGCGAAGGAGGCGCCGCACGAGGGGCAATCCTCCATGTCGTCGTCGTCGGCCTCGTCGCCCGGCTTGATGTCGATGTCACCGTCGTTGTCGGGGTCGAGCGCCAGCAGGCCGGCCAGAGCGGCGCGGGCGATGCGGGTAGCCACCTTGGCGAGGTTTGCGGGCTCGTCGGTGTAGCCGCTGACGCTGATGCTTCCTTGCCCGTTGTCGAGGCTGGTGGAGGCGTACGCTTCGATCACGTCGACGAACTCGGCACCCAGACGGCCGAGGGTTTCGTCCAGGTCGACGGACTCTTTGGCCACGTCGATGCCGAACCGCTTGCATGCCGCCTTGATCTTGGACTTGATGCGGGCGAGTTGCGCGCTCGAGTACTTGGCAGCGTTGCCGCCCTTGTTGATGTACGACCAGGCGGACCGGGCGTGCCCCTTGGTGTCCAGGGGATAGCGCTTGACCTTGTCCTTCTGGTAGCCAGGATCGGCGTAGTTGCTGCCCGGCGTGAGCGCGCGCTCGTCGACACAGGCCGTGCACAGCCCGTCCGCCATCGGGTGGGCGATCTCGGCTTCGAGCAGAGCCAGCACGGACGGCCGCTCCTCTTCCAGGCTCACGTCGAGGTCGTCGACGGACTCGGTGACCGTGCCCGCCGGGAGCGATTCGCCCAGCTTGCCGGCGTCGATCTGCGCGCTGCCCACGCCCGGCCGGTGCGTGAAGTCGATGCCGGTGACGTCGAGGTCGGGGGCCGTCTCGTTGCCCTGGTCGTCCTTGGTCACGTCGCCGACCCACTGGCCGAAGATGGAGACCGTCTTCAGTGCCGCTTTGCCGTCCTTGTCCGGCACGGCCATGGCGGCGATGTCCCGGCCCGCATCGGTGGGCAGGATGTCGGCCTCGAAGCGAGCGGCGCCAGCGTCGTCCTGGTAGACCTTGGTCACGTTCGCCGCGGTGGCCCGGGTGTCACCTTCGGCGTGGGCCTTGTGCGATGTATGCATCGGGATCGTCTGCCCACTGCCCAGGCGCGCGTTCATGCGCTTGACGGCGTGGCCGATGTTCTCCCGGTCGTAGCGCCGGTGGTTCCGGCTGACGCCGGGTGCCAGGAAGGTGCCCTTGAGCGTGCCGATTCGAGCCATGGGGCGTTCCTTTCGAGGGGTATAGACTTGCGACCGTGACCACGCTCCTGATGGATGACAAGCACCAAGCGGCTCGGGCGGCGCGGACGGAGCTACTGCGGCGCCAAAGAGTGGAGACGCAGCTATGCCGCTTGGCAATCGACGGTGGCTGTGATGTCGTGATGGTCGTATGGCGAGGAGCCGATGGACGGGGTATCCACCACCACCATGTTCTGGAGGAAGCCCGCCAGCGCTTGGCCGAGATGCCCGATGGCACCGTTCGGGTTGTTGACGGTCGGCTACGGATCAGGCGCTAGATCGTGCCCGCCGGAGCAGTCGAGCACCGACAGTTGAAGTGCTGAGGGCACCCCGGCAGGTCCGCCAGCGAGTACGTGCCCTCTAGCGGCTCACACTGACCGCAGGCCCCCGGCTGGGTGATGTAGTCGAACATCTCGACGCCGGCGGAGACGAGCTGAGCCAGCTGCGCCCGCTTCATCGCCGTGTTTATGGCCTCGTCGATGTAGCCCTGCGCACCGGCGCCCTTGTCGATAACCTCGTTTACCGCCTTGACCAGTTCCTCGGAGCCGAAGTTGTGGGCGATGCCGTCGGCGATCACCCGGCCCATGTCCCCGGCGAGGCCCAAGAGCTGGTCCGCTATCCACTCGGGCGCTTCGGAGCCGTAGCTGTCGAGCGTGCGCAGCTGGGCCAGCGTGTCGCGGTAGAGCTGGTCGAGGTCGACCGGCACGTCCAGGCGTCCGCTGTCGGCTAGTAGCGCCGTCGCTTGGGTCACGCCCTCCGCTGCCGCTTCCGCCTCGGCCAGCGAGACGAGCTCGACCCAGTCCTTCTCGGTCGACGGGTTGGCCCTCAGCCAACTGCGCAGCCAGAGCAGGGCGAGCGCCTTGGCCGTGTCCCGCCGCAATGTGTAGAGGGCGCTGCGGGGCGTCTCCGCCCCCATGTCATCGCTTGAGGCTGAGAACGGGCCGATACCCGAGGCGTGGAACTGGGCCGCCGCAGCGGACACTACGGTGGCCGTGGGGAAGCTCTTGGCTATGGTCCTCGGGACGGGCTTGATCTTGCGGGCCCATCGCTTGCTCAGGCGCTCCCGGCGCTCGGCCAGCGTGGCCAGCACGCCCTCGTAGCGCTCCACCTCGGCCACGGGCACGCCGTAGCGGCTGGCGATCTCCTCCGCCAGGGTCACGACGGCTTGAGGCGCTTGGTGCCACTCCAGTCCCGCAGCGCTACCTTGTGGACCTTGACGGGGGCGATGCGGGCAGCGAAGCGCGAGCCGGGCGGCGTCGGCACCGGGTTGATGCGCTTCTGGAAGTGGGCGGGCTCGCCGGCCAGGGGCAGCTTGCGTACCGGAGCGGTCAGGCTCTTCGCCGTCGCCAGTCCCGACTTCGGCGGCTTGAGCGGCTTCTTCCGAG